TATTCCATATATTTGTAAAAGACTCAATCGTGTATTGGGTGAGAAGTTAATGAAAAGATTCTCACCATGGGGACTTGTTACTGAAGGAGAAACCTATGTTCAAGGTAGAAAAAATACTACATTTGATGTTGGTGGAGTCACTCAACTCGATTATCTTGACCTCTATAAGAAATTCACTTATAAGGCTCAGGAATCATATCGTCTTGATTATATTGCAGAAGTAGAACTGGGACAAAAGAAACTAGATCACTCTGAATTCGATACTTTCAAAGACTTCTACACTCATGGATGGCAAAAGTATATTGAATATAATATTGTTGACGTAGAACTTGTTGACCGATTGGAAGACAAGATGAAGTTGATTGAATTGGCTTTGACTATGGCATATGATGCCAAAGTAAATTATGTTGATGTATTTTATCAAGTTAGGATGTGGGATACTATTATCTACAATTACCTAAAGAAAAGGAATATTGTCATTCCCCCAAAAAATAAGTCAATAAAAAATGAAAAGTATGCAGGTGCTTATGTCAAAGAACCGATTCCTGGAAAGTATGATTGGGTTGTGTCTTTTGACCTTAACTCTCTCTACCCTCATCTTATCATGCAGTACAACATCTCTCCAGAAACAATCTTGGATGAGAGACATCCAACGGCTTCAGTTGATAGAATCCTTGAAGAAGAAATAAACTTTGAACTGTATAAAGATAATGCTGTATGTGCCAATGGAGCAATGTACCGCAAAGATGTTCGTGGGTTCTTACCAGAACTTATGGAGAAAATGTATGGTGATCGTGTAATCTTCAAAAAGAAGATGATTCAAGCAAAGAAGGAATATGAGAAGACACCTACTAAAGCACTTGAAAAGGAGATCGCCAGATGTAACAACATTCAAATGGCTAAAAAGATTTCTCTTAACTCTGCTTATGGTGCTATTGGTAATCAATATTTCAGGTACTACAAACTAGCAAATGCTGAAGCAATTACCTTATCGGGTCAAGTTTCTATCCGATGGATTGAGGATAAGATGAATCAGTATCTAAATAAATTGTTGCAAACAACAGATGAGGATTACGTAATTGCATCCGATACAGATTCAATTTATCTTAATCTTGGACCTCTTGTTAATAAATTTTTTGCTTCTAAGTCTGGCGACAAAGTTGCGATTGTGGGATTACTTGACAAGATCTGTGAAGATAAGTTTGAACCGTACATCGATAAGTGTTACCAGGACTTGGCGAACTATGTATCGGCGTATGACCAAAAGATGCAAATGAAACGCGAGAATATCGCTGATCGTGGTATCTGGACTGCTAAGAAACGATATATCCTTAATGTCTGGAATAGTGAGGGTGTCTCATATTCAGAACCTAAATTAAAAATGATGGGTATTGAAGCAGTTAAATCATCAACACCTGCACCTTGTAGGAAGATGATTAAAGACGCTCTTAAATTGATGATGAGTGGGACAGAGGACGAAGTAATTGACTTTATTGATAAATCTCGTTCAGAGTTTAAATCTCTACCCCCTGAGCAAATTTCCTTTCCAAGATCTGTTTCTGATGTTGGAAAATATAAATCTTCTTCTAACATTTATTCTAAAGGAACTCCTATTCATTGTCGTGGAGCATTGTTGTTTAATTATTACATTAAACAACAAAAACTTGATAATAAATATTCTCTTATTAAAAATGGAGAAAAAATTAAATTTTGCTATTTGAAAAAACCAAATATTATTCATGAGAACATCATCTCATTTATTCAGGATTTCCCCACGGAACTTGGCCTTGACAAGTACATCGACTATGACTTACAATTTGAGAAGTCCTTTCTCGAACCAATGAAAACTATACTTGATGCGATTGGTTGGAATGTTGAAAAAACTGTAAACCTAGAATTATTTTTCTCCTAATGGAATTGCCTATTAATGACAGAGAACTTGCAACTATTGTAAGTGCTTTACGTCTTGGTGGAGATGCTGCACTCTATCAAAAAATTGATACTATTAAAAAGATTAGGGAAAAGCACCCTGATACATATAAAAAAGTGGCCCGCGAAGAATTTGGATTTATTATTTAATGGATTTTTTAAAAGAAATTGTAAAAGAGATTGGAGATGACTTTACCCAACTCGCATCAGACATCGACGACACAGAAACCTATGTGGACACGGGTTCTTACATTCTTAATTCACTGGTCTCAGGTAGCATATTTGGCGGTGTTTCTGGGAATAAGATTACTGCCATTGCTGGTGAGTCTTCTACTGGGAAGACTTTCTTTAGTCTCGCTGTGGTTAAGAATTTTTTGGATAGTAATCCTGACGGTTACTGTCTGTACTTTGACACTGAGGCAGCAGTTAATAAGTCTCTTCTTAAAAGTCGTGGCATTGACTTAAATCGATTAGTTGTTATTAATGTTGTTACGATTGAACAGTTTAGACAGAAAGCATTACAGGCTGTTGATATATACTTAAAGAAATCTGAAGATGAACGCAGACCTTGTATGTTTGTGCTAGACTCTCTTGGTATGCTTTCTACAGAAAAGGAAATTCGTGATGCTCTAGACGATAAGCAAGTTCGAGACATGACCAAATCTCAACTTGTTAAGGGAGCATTTCGTATGCTCACACTCAAACTTGGTCAGGCAAAAATTCCAATGATTGTTACCAATCACACCTATGATGTCATCGGTTCTTACGTCCCTACAAAAGAAATGGGAGGAGGCAGCGGCCTCAAGTATGCAGCGTCTACAATCATCTATCTCAGCAAGAAAAAGGAAAAGGATGGAACAGAAGTGGTCGGAAATCTTGTCAAGGCTAAGACTCACAAGTCGCGTTTAAGTAAGGAGAATAAGGATGTTACTATACGTCTTTATTATGATGAGCGTGGTCTTGATAGATATTTTGGTCTTCTTGAACTTGGTGAGATTGGAGGACTTTGGAAGAATGTAGCAGGTCGCTATGAAATGGATGGGAAAAAAGTTTACGCAAAGCAAATTTTAAAAGAACCTGAAACATATTTCACCCCTGAGGTGATGGAAAAATTAGATCAAATCGCAAAGAAGGAATTTAGTTATGGAGAAAGTTGAGTTTCTAATACTTAGAAACCTTTTATATAATGAAGAATATCTACGTAAAGTTGTTCCATTTATTAAGGAAGAATATTTTGAAGACCCCAATCAAAAAATTATCTTTGAAGAAATTTTAAATTTCATTACTCGATACAATAAACCTGCTACTAAAGAAGTTCTTTGTATTGAAGTAGAGAATAGATCTGATATTACTGACACATCTTTTAAAGAAGTAACTCAACTTATCAGTTATCTTGAAGAATCTCCCACTGATTTTAATTGGTTACTTGATACTACAGAAAAATGGTGTCGTGATAGAGCCATTTATTTGGCATTAATGGAGTCTATTGCTCTTGCAGATGGAACTGGTAAGGAAAAGGATAGAGATGCCATCCCAAGTATCCTTTCAGATGCTCTAGCAGTTTCTTTTGATACTCATATTGGGCATGATTACTTGCTTGATTATAAAGAAAGATATGATTACTATCATAAAGATGAAGCAAAGATTCCATTCGATCTTGAATACTTTAATAGGATTACTAAAGGGGGTATGCCCAATAAGACATTAAGTATCGCTTTGGCTGGTACTGGTGTTGGCAAATCTCTCTATATGTGTCATGTTGCAAGTTCGGTATTGTTGCAAGGGAAAAATGTATTATACATTACAATGGAGATGGCAGAAGAAAAAATTGCTGAACGTATTGATGCCAATCTTCTTAATGTCTCTATTCAAGAGATAATGGAACTTCCTAAGATAATGTTTGTGGATAAGGTGACAAACCTTTCACAAAAAACTCAAGGTTCTCTTATAATTAAAGAATACCCAACTGCGAGCGCACATAGTGGTCATTTCAAATCACTTCTTAATGAACTTGCACTTAAGAAATCATTTAGACCTGATATTATTTTTATTGATTACCTTAATATATGTGCTTCCGAAAGATATCGCGCTGGTAGCAATGTCAATTCATATTCATATATTAAAGCAATTGCTGAAGAACTTCGAGGACTGGCTGTCGAAGCAAACGTCCCTATCGTTTCTGCCACGCAGACCACTCGCTCTGGTTATGGTAGCAGTGATGTTGAACTCACTGATACTAGTGAGTCCTTTGGGTTGCCTGCTACTGCTGATCTTATGTTTGCCCTTATTTCTACAGATGAGCTTGAGGGGCTTGGACAAATTATGGTAAAGCAATTGAAGAATAGGTATGGTGATCCAACTATGAATAAGAGATTTGTGGTTGGTATTGATCGTGCTAAAATGAGATTGTATGACTGTGAACAATCCGCACAGGATGATATTCTTGACAGTGGGCGTGAAGATGAGTATAATAATGATGAACAGAAATCAAAGAAATCATTTGAGGGGTTTAAATTTTCATGACTGTTGACACCGAAAAGTATCTTGAGTTTGTGCATGGAGTGACTAGCGAACCTAGTCTTAATTACCCTGCATTGATATCATGTTTAAGTGAACTTGAAGCATCTGGTGCAAACGTCACTCAACTTCTGACTGCTGCTCTTGGACTATCTGCAGAAGCAGGTGAGTTTACTGAAGTAGTAAAGAAGATCTTCTTGCAGGGCAAACCTTACAACGAAGAGAATGTCTTCCATATGAAACGTGAACTGGGTGATATCTGTTGGTATCTTGCTCAGGCATGTATGGCACTTGACACCACCTTCGATGAAGTTATTGAGATGAATGTGGATAAACTGAAAGCACGCTATCCTGGTGGTGAGTTTGACGTTACAAAATCTGAAAACCGTGTGGAGGGAGATCTTTGATAAACATTGAGATGAATTTGATCACTGCAGTAGCAATTCGTCAATCTTTGTATACTGATACCAAAGAGTATACTTACGATCCAACTTGTTGTCCACAAAGAATTATTAATATTCGTAGTGTAATTATTGAACTAGATAAACAAATTGAAAAGGAATTGAAAAATGAAGAGTCCAACACTTGAAGAATATAAAGAGGCAGGAGAAGAATTCTGGCCTAAGTACTGGTATGTTGCTAAGGAACTTGGGGAAGATGCAAAGTCGGAAGATATTTTGAAAATTATGGAATCTCTTTCTGGTGTTGCCATAAAGAAAAGAGTTGAATCTAAACTTGGTCCTTGGGGATTTAATAAGAAAGGAAAAGAAAATGATTCAGACATCAACTGATCAAATTATAATTCCAAAAGGTGCAGAACTCATAGATGAATGTTTCTATGTCTGGGAAACTAGGTATGGACTGTATTCTACGATGACAAAGGAAGGTCGTCAGATGATGACTGGTGCTACTAAAGATGGTGTCACTGTTATGACACGCTGGCATCTTAAGTGTGAACAAGACGGTACATTACATTTGTATACAAGAGTTGTAAACTCCACTAGTGGTGTTGAACTTTGATCACAATCACCAACTACATAACAGCATTCTGGACTGTAGTTGTGATGAATTGTATTCAACCAGTCAATTGGAAAGCATGTATTTCAGTTCATGAATGGTTAATTCCAGAACTGGAGTATGCATGGAAACTCAAGACTGGTGAAATAGTTCCTTATCAAACAGAGAAGGACTATCTAAAGGAGTTATAACTCCATAAATATTTAAAAAAGATAATGGCAGAACTGTCAAAAGCAGACCTTGGCAAAAGGGGTAATGAAGAAACATTAGTAAAAAAGTTTCTTCACATGGGTGGATTGATGGATACCTTCTTACATAAAGATGGACAATTCAAACCATATGCTATTGTGGTAGTGATGGATGATGAAGAGCATCCCTTTGAGAGTGATGAGAAAGATAGATATGATGAACTTCTTGCAAGAATGAGAACTATACTTGGAAGAACTAATAATAAAGATAAAATTTTATTTACTGGTAAATTTGTAAATACTAATCAAATCAAAACTGTTCCTATCACTGAAATGGTGAAGACGGAAGAATTTGGTGGACAAACTGGGGGGAAAAAAATAAATCTTGGTATCAAATTTGAGAATGATTTCTATGAAAGTTTAAGATGCGAACTTGCATGTGAATGTAAAAGAACTTCTTATGAAAGAGAAGCAAAAAGTTTAGTGGAGCAGATTGGTAAAGATGTTGGTGTTGGGTTTTCTGATGTAGAAGCAGTCGGTGGTAAAAATCAGCCAAGACCTTTAGTGGGTGGTGGAGGAGGATTATATGTTACTGCAGGTGGAACAAAAACAAAAAAAATTGGAAGCACTGTAACTGATATTACTACCTTTTGGGGACCAAAAAAAGAAGAGAAATATCTTTCATTGAAGTATGGAAATACTTTAACTTTTATTAACTCTGGTGTTGGAAGAATATTTACCGTAGACGATTATAAAAAATATTTTGAAGGATATAGCAATCCAATAGGAAAAGAAATCTTTAGGATGTTTGGAATTGATCCAATCTCTTATGCTAAAACATTTAATGAGTATCCTCACAAGACAAAAATGCCTACAGTTGATGTGACGAGTAAGTGTGATAAAGCAGCCATTCAAGATTTACTTCAATATGCCATCGGTTATGGATATTGGATGGTTCATGGTGGAACATCTGGTGGAGTAAAGATGTATGAAATGGATCAAGCATATATGAAGAAAGCATCTACGATAAGTGGATCAGTCAAATTAATGTATGGTGGATCTCAAGGAAAGGGAAAAAGACTTGATATTCATATGGAAAGTTCTGTTTATAAGTTTATGTTTAATCTCAGGAATAAACAATCTGGACTTTATCCATCACATATAATGTGTGACTATAAAAAGAAATGATAAATAATGTATAGGAAAAAAAAATATCGATGAAAAGTTTCTTTCAGTTCCTTAATGAGACACAATCGCAGGCAAGTATGCAGGCGAATAAATTAAACCTCAAGAGTGATGGACATGGTGGTTGGTTAGACTCCCGTGGTAAGTTTGTTGCGACGACTGAAGATGGTAAGTTAAAGTTTGTAGATAAGAAGAAAGCAAAAGGTCAAGAAGAAACAAAGGGACAACCCAGAGCACAAGCAAAACCAGAAGAGAAAGAAAAGAAAGCAAAAGCACCTGAGACTGCATCAAAGAAATCATCTGGTGATGATGAAGCAGAAGGTGGATCTGGAGAGACTACAGAAACTCTGACTGTTGCATTTGGTCGTTTTAATCCACCAACTGTTGGCCATGGAAAACTTTTGAGTGGTTCAAAAAAGGCATCTGCAGGTGGTGATCTTCAAATTTATCCTTCAAGGACTCAAGATTCAAAGAAGAATCCACTTGATCCTGATATGAAAATTTCATATATGAAAAAAATGTTCCCAGAATATTCGGAGAACATTGTAAATGATGCTGAGATGAAATCTATTTTTGATGTCTTAATTGCTGCTTCTGAGAAAGGATATTCTTCAGTAAATATTGTTGTTGGATCTGATCGTCAAGCAGAGTTTGAGAACCTAGCAACCAAGTATAATGGTGAACTCTATAACTTTGAGAACATCCGTGTTATCTCTGCAGGTGTAAGAGATGCAGATGCAGAGGGTGTTGAGGGAATGTCAGCATCCAAGATGAGGAAGGCTGTACTTGATGACGACTTCGATTCTTTTAGAAAGGGTACGCCAAAAGAGTTAGATGATGGTGATACTAAAGCATTGTTCAATGCAGTGCGTCAAGGAATGTCTGTAAAAAAAGGAAAAAAAGTTGAAGAACTTTGGCAGATTATTCCAAAATTTGATATGAAGAATCTTCGTGAGAATTACATTTCAGGAAAGATCTTCAAGATTGGAGATATTGTAGAAAATACTAATACTGGATTGGTTGGTAAAATTATACGTCGTGGAACTAATCATCTCATCTGTGTTACTGAAGAAGATTATATGTTTAAGGCATGGATTCATGATGTTATGGAATCTGTTGTAAATTATTCTGGGCCTTCAGGAGTTCCTGCAAATCAGAGACTGGTTGGTACTGATGCTCATAAAAAATATGTTATGAAAATAATGGGTGTCAAGGAAATTAGGAACTTCATAAATAAATACAAGGATAAAAAGTAAACGTATCTATACTTATGACTCATCTTAACGATATTACCAAACTTTATTTGGATCAAATTGCTGAGAAAAAGGACGATTCATATCTTGAACCTGATATGAAGAAACGTCAGAAGAATAATGAGAAGGCACGTAAGGAACTTGCCAAGGGTCCTCAAATGAAGAATCCTCATTTTGAAGAAACTAAACTTGATCCTGTAGGACAAGAAGATGGTGATATTGATAATGATGGCGATATGGATAAGTCGGATAAGTATCTTGCCAAACGACGCAAAGCAATTGGTAAGGCAATTAAAGTGAAAGAATCTTTTTCTAATTGGAGACAAGATCTTTCTGAAGTTATAACTGATGATGAAGATGACGTTGAGATTAAAGAAAAAAAAATAAAAAATAAGATCAAGATCAATCCAAAACTTGGTGAAGCAATTGAACAAATTGGTGGAACTCTCTTAGAGGAAATTGAAGTTGATGAGATAGATTTTATTGTTGAGAGTGTGTATGATGAGTTGATTGAAGAGGGTTATGCTGAAGATGATGTAGAGGATGCTATTGAAAATGCCATGGAGGCAACCGTAACCTTTGGTTCTGATACCAAGGAACTTAAGAAAGATGGTTCTCAAGTTGGATCAAAAAGAAAGTTCCTTAAGAGAAAGGCAGGAGAATTTCTTCAGAAGGCAAAGAAGAAAGTAGGAATGGCAGTTGCTCAAGGACAAGTTGATGCCTACAATAAAAAGAGAGAAGTAAAGCAATCTATTGATGATAAAACCAGAAAAGTAAGGCAAGCAGTTTCTAATGCTCCTAGTAAAGCAAAGAGTGGCGTAAAATCATACCTCAAGAACAAGGCTCAAAAGGTTGTTGACCGTATGAGTGAAGAGATTGTTGGTGAAGCAGTCTATGGTGGAACTCAACCAGAGAAAAAAGACACACGTATGGTTGTCACGAATGCCGACAAGAAAGCAAACACTCCTGCATATCAAAAGATGAAAGCAGGTGACAAGCGTTACAAGGCTGCTAATCATATGGGTGAAGATGTTGAGGTAGAAAATATCGAAGAACTTCATAAAGGTAGACACGGACAATCTGAGAAGGAGTATCAGGACTCTCGTTCTGATGCAGGCAAGATGGTCTCTGGTGACTCCAAGGGCAGCGGTGCAAACTACTCATACAGAGCAAAGAACACTGGTTCTAATCCCGCTGGTGGTTCTGAGAAACCACAAGGTCAAGCCCGTATGGGTTCCAAGGACAGAGCATACTTGAAGATGCAGAAAGCAAACCTGAGAAAAGAAGAGGCATCAATGTCTCCTCAAGAGATTGCACTTCAAAAGAAGAAAGCAATGCTCGATAGAATGA